GATGATTGAGTTCATAGAGCTCAGCCTGACTCTCCACAACTTTGACAACTGCTCGATTTCCTGTATCCGTTACCGAATCTTTCTGCTTGGTCAAGTTTGGAACAAAGAGCAAGAGAAGAACACTAATAATCAGCAAAACAACTAGCATTTCAATCAAGGATAGTAAAATTATTGCTTTTTCGAAAAGAAAAACCCTTGCAAGGAGCAAGGGTATACACAAACTTTAAACAATCTATTAAATGAGCCTTCGCTCTACTTCGATTGTACGCAATTTATTGACCGATAGCCTACCACGGTCTGAGCCATAAGGAGCGACCCTATAACTTCCGTAGCGATTTAATGGCTAGGCACGACTGGTTACGTCCAACTTTCACCCGACATTCAGATTAATATTTTAGCACAATATATCTCGTAAATTCTCTGCACAATTTGGGCTACTTGTACTTATCTTTGGTGTTATTGGCTGATGTCTCAACCTCAAGTGCAAAACAGTTTATTATAGCTTTTCTAGTTTGGTTCTTACTGCTACATAAGGCCTTGCTAGATTATTCTTCCACTGGAAGCGTCTATTGTCACTGCCACCGTCTGATAATGATCTAATTACGCACAACCTCTATACTACATACACCCTCAATCTTCTTACACTTCATGATCTCTTTCGATCACTCAAAAGAGAATTACTTATCTTCCCACAATATCTCACGGGAAGCGTAACGGGAATTATGTATACAATCCAAGCAAGGTGTCACCCTATCTTCACTTGGTTATTTAGTAGATTGTTCAAAATCTGTGTACAATTATTATAGCACTATCTATTAAAAAAATCAAGAGCTTATAAGGTAAATTGTCTGTTATAATAGACAATTTTAAGATTTTCCGTTATAAACACAAAAAAGGCCACCTCAAGGGTGGCTTATTTCAATTATCGTATATTCTCTAAATTCTTCTCGATCCATTCAAGGCGATTTTGACGGCCTGATGGTATTGGTCTAGGGTCTTGAGAATAATTCTTGAACCGCAGTTGAAGCATATAACTGTCCTCGACTTTGCTACTTTCCAAGGCCACCTCAAGATAAGCGTTAGCAATCCAATTTCCGCTCGCCGTGTACATTCTGCCAGTCCCCCCGATGATATCATTACGGCTATTCTCAATCCATTTTAGGAGTTGTTGCTTCTTGAACTGGTCATAGTAAGTATGGAACGTCATATTCATTTTAAGCGAATTGCTGAAATAATAGTAATCTTGAGCCTTACCAATCATAGCAAGCTCGAAATCATCAAACAAGCAATCTAGCATGGCATTGACCCTTGACGCCCCCATCTTCTCGATAGAAGTTTCACCATTCTTGAATTTCTGCCAGTTAGCGTCCGTGAATTTGATATTAGGAAGACGGTAGAAGTCGTTCTCATAACGGAAATACCGCCCCACATATTCCAAAATTAAGCCTTTAATATCGTTATTGATTTCCATTTTATTTCTCCTTTTTATTTTAAAATTAAGCGAGCACGCTCTTTGGATACCATTTAGTAGAAGTGCCATAAGGTGTTACGATTTCAAGTTTAACGGCTTTTTCAGTCTCTTCGACCAAATCTTTAACGCTAATCGCAGTAACAGACATGAACGCCAAATCTTTTTTATTGCGTCCGTAAAATTCTTTTTCAGCGAACCATTTTTTGACACCTTGAAATTTAACATTTGAAGAACGGAAGAAATAGAAATCATCTGCCATGTATTGGCGTTTAACAGTTTTCCAAGCCAATTTCAATGCGGTTGAGAAAGTTACGTCATTTTTTTCATTTTTGAAGATTTTCCATGCTAGGCTCATTACTTGTGATTTCATTTTGTTTTCTCCTTCATTCATCTTACATATTCATTATATATCATGTATGATAGTTTGTCAACACTTTTTATCAAAATAATTAAAGATTTTTTATTCTGGAACTAGTTTCAGAAAAAGGCAATAAAAAAAGCCCTCCCGAATTGGGAGGGTGTGTGTCTTATATATTATAGCTTACAAAGTTTCTGGCCACGGGTCATCTGTGATATAGGACATATCAGTAAACCGCAAGTCTCCGATATCTCTATCAGTAGGTACGGGATCATCGAATTGTAAGCGTAGCTGGTGATTATCACCCGCCCCGCCCAGATAAAATGTGCCAAGACGCTTCCCCTTGTCGTTGGTCATGATACCTAGTTTTGAGTTTAAAGAACGAAAACCAACTGGTACACTGTTTACGTTTAAAATCACCACATTACGCTCTCGGTCTGAACCTTGTGGAACGTAACCGGGTGCGCCTCGTCTCACGATACCAAACCAACCCCAAGAAAGGCCACCAAAACTAATTTCAACCGTTGAATTAGTGCGTCTAAACTCAACATATGCATTAGTTTGATTTGAGCTGATATTTTTTGGTCTAAATTTGACATCGCCAAACAATACAGACCAAGCACCCGCACCAGTTCCATTGGTCTTTTTAATCCACTTCACCGCTCCATTTTTAGCCGTGGTATCAGTATATATCGTACCGATGTCAGCATTGAGAGCGTATGGAAAGCCTTGTCCTTTTAATTCTGTGCTAGTGCTGCTTCCACCAGCTCCGACCTTACGTTTGAGTTCTTCCAAGTCGTTCTTAGTAGCTAGTTGCGTAGTGTCCACTACTGGAATTTTCGACTTGGTGACAAACGGGTCACCGCCATTTTTCAGTTTGTCATCAATGAGAGCATCCAGACCAAGTTCAAGGTGTTTCTCTTTGATATTGGTCGTCATTTGTGCTTGTAAAGTTGAGTAAGTCGGGAATAATTCGTAAGCCTTGGAAGTTTGTAGCGCTCCGCCTTGGTTAGCTTGGATTGTTCCAATATCACGCCCAATAGCTTCTATAGCTTTCTTTAATTTCTCCATGTTTAACCTCCTTAGAGGGTATTTTTGGCAGAATTATAAATCTGTACAAAGTCAGTGTTCTCTAATGTCGTGAATTTCTCGCCCAGTTCTGTCATTTTAGACACAATCGCACTGTCTGGATTTTCGCCAGCCTTGATTTTATCAGCGATCTCCTTCAAAGTGTCGAGCTTTTCCGGCACACCCTCGCCCAAAATAGCAATCTTCACGCCTTGGATAGCAGTGTTTAGTTGCTCTTGCGTGATGCCGCCTTGACCGACTTCTGATTTTTCAGCCTTGTTAGCGAGTTGTGTTTTGATATCCTTGATATCAGTTCCGACTGCTTGGGCGAATTTTGTTAGTCTTTCTGTGTTTAAAGTAGTCATTTCTTATCCTTTCAAATTTTAGCTAGATTATAAAGTGTTGTTAAATCTGGCAGTTCTTCTGTGTTTGGCCCATTTGGATGCTCTGCGATATACTTGTCGATTTCTGCTTTGACATCATTTTTCACAAGTTTTAGGACTTCTTCTGTTGTAAATTCTTCTGCAGATTTCGTAACCTCTAGCCGAGCGCTTCTGTCACTTGGGAAAATATAACCACCACAGACAATCTCAATCAGATATGTGCCTACTGGTAGAACTTTTTCAAGTTTAAAACTCACTTTCGATTTCTCGACAAGTCCTTCAAGTGTGAGCTTGCCTTTCGAATTGTAAATTCTGACAGTGGCACTTTTCCCATTTAACTTATTGACAGGTTTGCACCGTTCGTCCAGTAACTCATAACCAAATAGAGAGGCAGAATCGCCTTGCTTGACGATTGCCCCTCCTTCAAATTGCTTTAAATTCGTAGAATTTAATAATGTCATTAAATCCTCCTTGTTTTAAGAAAATGAACCGAAGTCTGTGATCCGTTGCCCATTCTCTGATTGGCCGACTGCTACATATCGACGATTTCCAGATGCACCGATGTATGTAATCCAGATATAACCATCGTTGTCTAACCAGCCGTCATAATTAATTTCCATTCCAGCAGTATAGACTGCTACAATTTCACCAGCTAATCCAGCAGAAGACCGTACATTAAGCGCTGATACTTCGACTGTAAATGTTCCTGTCTCTGGATTGAATCCGTTAGAATCAACCGTGAGAGGCTCAGCTGGTGTGATAGGCTCTACTTGTGCAGGCTTGCCGTCAACTGGAAAGTAAAACCAGCCAACAATAGCAGTGAAATCACGGGTATTATACCGTGCTGGGCCACCGACATATAGACTGTCTTCGTTACCATCGATATTTTGTTCAATGGTACGCATGGTATATCCATCGCTATCCTCAATCACTAGGCCAGTATGGCCATATGAATGACCAAACAAGTAAGTAGTTTCTTGTACAAATACTGCCCCAGCTCGTGGTTTACTGTCCAGATTGCCCTCTTGGTTATATTCCACCTCATAACCTAAATCACGGGCAGAATTGAGTAGATCAATAGCATTTCCCCAGAGAGTTTTGCCAAAAAAGTAAGTAGAGATAGCATTCGGTAGTGCAGCGCACTGCATACCCCACTTGCTCATAGATACGCCAGTCCCAGCATCTGCTAGTCCTTCTGCATATCCTAAAATATCATTTAAAGTAGCCATTTATTGCTCCTTCCTAAATTCAAAAGCCACCACCCAAAAATAGGCAGTGGCCATTACAAAGATTGCTGTTTTAAGAGCCAGTCTTTTAATCAGCATTTGGCTCTTTGTATTCGAGCGCTCGTGTGCTATCTCCATACCCAGCGGTTGTAGGGTCTGGCACGATATTCCAAGCGTTGAAAATAGTCAAACCTACAAGGTAAGGGTTTGATACAAACTTACCAAGTAAGGCGAATACTGCGCCCCAGCTTGTCAAATCTTCAAATTTGATACCAAAGTAAGCCAAGATAGGCAACCCTAATGCAAGCGCCAAGCGTGTTAAAAATTGTCTATTTTTAAAACGTACTTTCCAGTTAATTTTCATGATGTTACCTCTTAATTATTTTTTATTTTGAATTAATGCTTTAAGTTCCTTCATATCCTCGCTCAAGGCCTTGACCTGCTCTGCGAGGATAAGTAGAGACTTATTTTGTTCGTCGTGGTTATCAAGTCGTCTCACTGCTGTTAGACGAAAGTCGCGCATGGTCTCGATATCTTTTTCGATAATGACCATACGTTTCTCCTGCGCCACGATATTGCCCTTGAAATTGCCATAGATACCAAGGAGAATCCCGATAAATCCAACCATCATCGAAACATCTTCTGGTGTAAAATGTACCATAAATCGACCACCAACCTTTCTTTTTAAATTAGTGGTTGAGGTACTGCGACTGGCTCTGTTTCAAGATCTCCGCTTGGTTGCGCTGGTTTGTTTTCCTTTGGAAGCTCCCATTTCCACACTGCTAATTTGCCATCTTGTGACAATTTGCCTTCTAGTTCTTCCACGGTTTCGCCATTGTAAGTGAAATCGTTGTTAACTTGTACCAACACACGAGTCCCTTCACCATATTTAGCGATGTGATTTGGGTTATTAACAACAAAGATATCATGTGCCTTATATTCTTTGCCAACTTGGCCAGTTTCTACCAATTCCAATCCACGAGCATACAAAGTTGGATCGAGTGGGTTGTCTGTGTCTGTTACACGAGCGAGAACTGACCAATCAGCCACTGATTTGATGCTTTGGATTTGTTGAGCCATCTCTTCTTTTTCTTTGGTCAATTCTTGGATCTTAGCGATGGCATCTTTGTTAGCTTCTACAGCTTTGTCCAGCTCCTTCTTGATGGTCACAACCGCACCAGATGTGTCCAATTCCATGCGGACGATGTTCAATACTGCTTCAACAAGTGTTGCATCATCCTCTGCCATGCGGTTTGTTGGCAAGATTTCTTCAAATACACGATATGGAAAGTCTTGCTTGATTGCTACTTTCGTAGTATTAGCTACTGCATCATATGATTTAAATTGTACTTTATAATCCATTATTTAGTTACCTCGTTTTTATTCTTAATTTCTTCAAAAAGATCCTTCAAGTCCTTATCAGACTCTAGGACAGAGCGATAGCTTTCAACTTCTTGAGCAAGTTGTGCTACAAGTTGTTGTGACTCAGTCAATCGAGCTTTAAATTCAGCTTCATTGATTGATTTGTTAGCCAATTGATTAGCTAGATCTGCGATGATTGATACATAAGTATTTTCGTTCATTTATTTTTCTTTCTATTTAAATCCATATTTATCGATGAAATTTGACCTTATATGACTTTGTACAGACGCATTTTTCAGATCCCAACCGTAACGAGCGATAATACCGAAGCAAGTTAAGATGTCCCATAGATAGTCTCCTACATTTTGTGAACCTTTCCCAATAAATAGATCATCTATATAAGCTTTGCTAAAATGTTTATCGCCTCGCCCCAAATTATGTTTAACACCTTTCTCATTCATCGGGATAAGATAACTATTCCCGTCTTTCGTGTTATTGTGAATAATCCAAGGACTTCTGTACTGCCCATTTGCATAAAATATGATGCGATCTCCAACAAGTTCATATAAAGATTCTTTTACATCATTCTTCGTTCCTGACCATAAGCGCATCCCAGCAAATGTGCTATTCTCTGTATTTTCAGTTTTATCCTGATTTGTACCAATGACGATTCTGGCAGCCTTGTTGTCTCTTAGAAATTCACCGACGAGACCGACTTGATTGAATTTGATAAATTGTGAAGCACTTGTATCATCAATCCGTCGAATTGTTCCTGTGTTTGAGTACAAATTTAATGTACCATTGTCTAAATCAAAGACAGTCGAGCCATTATTGGAACTTAACCGCCCACCCTGAATTCTTTCAGCAGCAATTTTGATTGCGTCTAATTCTGTGGTAAAGGTCTTTTGAGAAATTAATTCCTTGATGAAAGCCTTATTTGTCACCAACTTATTAATCATCGCCGAATCCACAAGCAATTTATCGGCAGTTACTGCATTTGAAGCGAGGATTTGAGTAGTGACAGAGCCAGATTCAAAGTTACCTGTTTTTAATTTATCAACCATAGCAGATTTGATAACTGCATTATCAATTTGTGTTTCGCCTGTAATGTGAGTTAGTTTCCCAACAAAACGGTTTGTCCCATCTGCGCCTAGATTAACACCGCTGATGATATCGCCAGCGCTGTTAATGTTTTTGATTGAATACGATCCGGCAAGCTGTGTTACTTGCGTTCTGACCGCCTCGATAGGTTCAGCGCTGTCTTCTGGCGATGGTTGCCATAATCGATCACTTGCGCCTTCGTAAAAATCTAACTCGGTCATAAATAGACCAGCCCACCTACCATTATCGTTCCCGACATATTCAAATTGTAAGAATCCCTCGTCAAAATCTTCTACGTTGAATTTAAACGATTTTTTGACTGTTTTCCCATTATCGAAAACTGGGCCATCTGTCCATCTTGGTACACCACCATAGATCAATTGCTTTTCTTGGTATTCTGGTACTGCGCCTTTCTTTCGCTTACAGAAATAAACCTTGAAACTTTTTGAGTTGTTGTCAAATCCTAAAATGTTCAAAATGTATTCAGCGTCACGCTTGACGATAAAACGTGGACTTTTAACAACTGCACCCGATCTCAACTCAAATATTCGTTTTTGACCGTTAAAATAGAATTCGTGAGCTGTGAATCTCAATTGTCCGTTCGCTTCTGACCAATATTTCAACCCATCATCTGCCCTCGAATTTCGAAGCATATTCGGGCCACCTTGTGTCGAATACTTCCCGACTTCGGTCTGGAAAATCTCGCTAGACATAACAAGCCGTGATAGCTTATCTGGTGCGTCTGTTTCGGATGTACCAATAATACGCTCGTATAATCTGTTACTCTCGGTTAGCTTGTTAAACTCAATGGTTTGCCTTTGGATAGCACTTTCAGCTTCCATTGTTCTTGTCATTAAATTTGAAAGATCGCTATTAGTGCTCCCAACAAAACCGTTGAAAGTTGCTCTAGTTGTAAATTCGGTCTGGATGTTCTGCAAAATCTTGCCATAGATAACATTGCCATTGTTGTCACTCGCAAATGTCTCTGTCACTTTACGAGCCAAATCGGGACTATTTAGCAATTGACGCTTGATTTCATCAGAAAGAGCTGTGGTATCTGGCAATGTGCCAGCTTTTTTCAGGGCTTCTTCTGCTTTTGCTTTCGCTTTTTCAATTTCCGAATCAGTCGATTGTTTAAATCCGGCTATCTTTTGGTCAATTGTTCCAGCAATTTCCTGCTTTACTTTCTCAGCCTTATTTTTGGCATCTTCAATGCCATTGTCCATATCCAGACGCATCACACGCATTTTTTCAGCGACTTCTGCGTTCTTCTGATCTATCATTTCTTGGACTTTTCTGTTATAGACCTCTTGTTCTTCTGATAACTCTCTGACAGCTTCCTTGATAGCATTTAGCGAGCTACTTTGCGATTGACTCTTTAGAGTCTCGTAATCACCGAGTTCTACTTCTGACTGGTCAAAATTGAGTTTGTCAATCGTGATTGAGAAGATGCGAGCTTCGAATGATAGTTTTGCAGAATCTTTGACGAATGCGACACGATCTCCAAGCCAAACGTCATCTCGTAGATCCAAGATTCTTGCCTTGTACTTACGGATTGGATTGTTAAGCTTTAAAAGTTCCTGATATGTCGCTTGAAGTAAGACTTCTTTGTCTTCAATTTCTTCATCAACAAAAACACCCCAGCGATGTTTTAGCTCGCCATTTTGATAAAGCCCCTTATTCTCAATATCATCATTCAAAACGATGTAATTTTGACCAGCAGGCTTGTCGATAGGTTTTCCACTTGATTTTGTCCAGACGATATCAGTAAACTCGATTCTTCGACCGTATCCACCAGTGGCATTGCCCTCTGAATCTGTTGATTCCTCACCCTTACCACGACCGATAAGAGCAGTGATAACATTATCAGAGTCCTCTTCCATCGTGACTTCGAGAGCGTTATTTCCGTACTCGAATTGGACACCAGAGTATGATCCTTGCCTGTGATACAGATCGATGTAGCGATTGATGATTTTGTTTTCTACAAACTCATATCGCACACGGAATTCGCAGTTGAAAGCCTCGATGATTTTCACAAGAGCCTCACGAGGGCTGATATAGTAAAAGTTGGTCTTATTTACTTTTGTAAGACCTTCTTTTACGCCTAATTGATACCCAGTGCCTTCTAAAGCTACATTCAAAGCTTGATCTGCAGTGACACTTTTTAGTCGCTTATCCTTGATGATTTTGACAGTTCGAAGGTCGCTTTCTGCACGGTCGAGGCCTTTGATGATGTAATTATCATCCATTATCACTTCATAGGCTTTAAATACCCCGAATTGGCTGCCACGGACGAAGAAGCCAAAGAATCGCATCTGTTCGATGATTTCTTTATCAATCGCCTCAATAGGCAATTCAAATTCTGCAGCATCGAACGTGTTAATCTCGATTTTATGAGTGAATTCGATTAGATCTTGTTCTTTGATGATGTGGATCAATTCTTCTTTATTATTAAATAAATAAATCATTGATACACCTCGCTAAATTCAACCGTCAACTGACTCGATGGGGTCAATCTTAATGTATTGATCCCTTTTTGCAAAGAGAAAAATCTGCTGTTCACCATATCGAAATTTTTAAGCTCATTTCTGCCATTTAGCTTGATCGTGCGTTCCTTCATGTCGATTTCAATGCGATTTCCCTGAGTATATGTACCCTTCAATCGAATATATTTCTGCTGTTCAACATGTAAGAGATTGATTTCATTGACATTCACACCAACCATGAAGGAAATCTTAGGGAATGTCTCTTTGCTTCCTGCATAATTGACCTGATTACCAGTAACAGTCTTCTTGTTCGTGAGTTTCTTTGGATCGTAACAGATCATTTTCAATTTAATGATTTGTTGGTTACTTTCTTCATCTGGAATATCTGCAGATTCAAACTGTGCCTTGTAGATTCGATCTGGTTCGTCACCAAAAATCAAATCACTTGGCTCATTCGTATCTAGTAGCTCATTCAGTTTTTCAAACTGCAAGCGAAAAGCTGAATTATTGATTCCAGAGATTAAAGCAGTGATCTCAATTTCACGCTCTTTGTAAGACTTGCGCCTAAAGACTTTACCATCACGACCAGTCACATCTACTGTCTGATGTTCTTGGTCTACGACACCACGACCAGAGATCATGACAGTCTGAAATGCTCCATTCGCATTTGTAAGCTCACGCTCTAGTGTCTTACCGTTGAATGTCGTTTGGATACCCATTTCATAGCTTTTCAAAATCTCGTTTGTATCTGTGAAATTATACATTTTTCCCCCTTTCTAATTTTTATAAAAAGGCAAAGCCCTCATTTTATAGAGGGCTTGTCTTTAATCTGATTCGTTCTCTCTTACCTTGTGCGGTTGTGATATCCTCTACAAATGCAGAAAAGGCACGACCACCCAATTCAAGAGTTAATTGCATTGGTTTGTTTTGGCCATCTGCCTCTTTGATTTCATGGTTGATTACTCCGTTGTAGTCAAATCCAGAACCAAGAGGATTGCTTGCTGTGTACTGCGATGCATCATCAATCAAATTCTCCATCGATTTCGATACTTCTGATGCATTGCGATCAATACCATCTGCCACACCAAGAGCCAAGAATTTACCGATGTTATCACGGAACAACCGTGATGGACTGTGGATCTTAGCTTTTGCTTGTGCAGCACGTTCAGCCTGTGCGACGAGCGCATTTGCTGCAGCAGTAACTGCACCCAGAGCAGAGTACATACCTTGAGCCAAACCTTGGCCAATCATATTCCCGACGTGTTGCATTGTACCGACAGCACCAATTCCAACAGCTTGAATGGCATGCATCATCGATTGCATCGCACCTCTAGCACTGCCAACACCGTTTCTGATGCCATTAGTGATGTTTTGCGAGATCTGTTGTCCAGTTCTCTGTGCGATTTGAGACATTTGGTTGCCACTGGATGTCATTGTTGCAGTCATGCGCATCATGCCAGACTGAATAGCCATACTTGCTTGCATCATGGACATGTTGATTGTCATCGTCATTCGTTGGAATGACATTGAGATGACAGTGACAATGTTATTCATTGCTAACGACATTGCTGTGCCAACAGATGACATCGTGGTGCTGATTGTAGTTCTAATCTGCATCGCACCTTGTGTCACCGCTTGATTAGCACGCATCATTGCATTAGTTACTGCCATCACCACTGTGTTCATAGAGGTTGAAGCAGCTGAACCCATGCTTGTAAATCCAGCGGTCAAAGCAGACCTAGCTTGTTGCATGCCAGTATTAACCGCAGTAACAACTTGCGACATTGCTGTTCGCATGGCATTGCCAAGCTGAGAAAATCCAGACGCAGATTGTGTCATGGATGATCCCAATTGAGACAGAGTGGTCTGGATGTTTCGCACACTGTTTCCTGCGTTTGTTAGTTGCGCAACAAATGCTGTGATTGCGGTTGTAATAGTGGTAAATCCTGAACGGATAATGTTCAATGCAGCATTAAAGCCACTTAATGATGCTGTTGCAGAAGAGATTTTAGCATTAAATTGTGTGAACTGATTGTTCAGCATCGTGAACGTCACAGCAGATTGAGTTACTGCAGATGCCATTTGTTGGAATCCTGTACCAAACGAACGGATGCCACTAGATGACGCTGTCGCAGCAGGCCCAATCGTCTGCATCGCTGTTGCTACTTTAGGCAAGCCAGAAGCAAGTGGATTGACTGCAGAGGCTGCAGAACGCATACCAGAGGCCATCTGCGTAAAGATAGAACCCACATTGCGCCCACCAATCTTAAACATTACCGTGTCCAACTTGTCCAAATCGGCACGGAAGCCATTTAAGTTACCACCAGCAGATGCTGCACCAAGTCCAAGAACTGCTGTTGCTACTGCACCAATACCAGCGGCCGCTTGCAGACCGTGGTCTCCTGCGAGTTTCACACCTTGTCCAAATCGCTTAAATCCTTCACCAGCATCTTTGATAGCTTGACCGATGGATTTGATGACACCAGAGACACCGTCCAAGATGCTTTTAACAGCTTGCCCAAATGATTTAATGACATTAGATGCGCCTTTAAATACCGAATTAACCACATTACCAAATTCTCGAAGAATCGGAGTAATAGGAGACAATGCAGTCTTGATTGCGTTACCTACGCTTGTAAATAGGTTAGCAATACTATTGATGATTGGTGCAATCTGTCCCACGATGCTAGAAAATGCTTGGACAATAGAAGTCACAGCTTGACTGACTGCTTGTGCGATCTGTGCGACTGCTGGCATAACAGGTTGTAGCACTTGGACGATTCGCACGATCGCATCAGCGATGATCTGCGCTGTAGTTGTAAATACCTTACCTAAAACCTCAACAAGAGGTGTGACCGCTTGTAGGACTGGTGGTAAGTTCGTCATGATTATTTGAGCTACTTGGACTATTGTGTTTCCAATAGTTTCCACAATAGGAGCAAATGCTGTGACAATTTGGGAGATACCAGATGCGATTTGCTGAACCGCAGAACCCACTGCTTGAATAATAGCACTGAATGATGTGCCAAATGCCACAACTAACATTGCTAGTTGAGGGGCAACACCACCTACAGCAGTAATGATTTCTGCAATCGCAGAACCGACTGCCTTGATAACCGGAACAAACGCTTGAATTGAAGGTGCTATTGTTACAATTGCTTGTGCGAATGCCCCAATAATAGCAGTCGCTACTGTGGCAAATGCTCGACCGACAGATTCGACTACACTGCCAATTCCTTGAAGAATTTGAGCAATTCCAGCACCTTGCATACCAGCTAGAGCCATTGCAGCACCCACTGCTAAAATCGCAACAGATAATGCGAGGATATTCGCTGGATTGGCCATCGCAAGTGCTTGCCCAATTCCACGAAATGCAGTTGCAAGACCAGAACCGATGCCTTTTGCAGCAATCGCAACGCCAGATAGTGCAGTTTTGAGACCTTCGCCAAGGCCGGTAAAGATCTGTTTAATGACTCCGTTTGACTGTCGGAAAGTTCCCTCTACAGCACTAGTGGACGCTTTTGCTTTGTTAAAGAATCCACTGAATGGGTTTCCTTTTAACAGAGCAAATAGACCTCCGAGAGCAAGTCCAGCACCACCAATAGCGGTCGCAAGGCCTCCAGCATTTGGAATATTACCAAACACCTTCTTAATACCATCAATAACTGGTTGCATCTTCGACATTAAGCCTGAGAATGCTGATTGAACCGATTTAACTACTGCATTAACTTTATTTCTGAATGTCTCGCTACTCTTGTATAAATCTACGAAGTATTTAATGACAAGAGCAAGTCCGACGATCACATAAGTCCACGGATTTGTCATTGCTACTTTTAAAATACTAAAAGCAGAACCGAGACCAGACACAATATTTTTAGTCTGCATCATCGTTGTGCCGACCGCAGTCATTGCAGGGCCGATAACTGGCGACATGCCGACAAAGCCACGGATTACCTTGGCAACAGCGTTGTCGCTTTCTGTGGCCCACTCAATGGTTTTTGATGTTCCAGACAATAAGCCTGTGAGCATCCCTTTGTTAGATGCCATCACCTTGTTTCGCAAGGACTCCCACGACCCTCCAACCTGTTCAAGTTTAGAACCGACGTTGTTCTGCATGTCTTCTGCTTGTCTAGCAAGCCAAGCTGCAGCATCACCTTGTGAGCGAGATACTTCTTCGAGTGATCCTCTAGCAGCATCCCATGATTTAGTGGCATCTTTGGTTTTATTTGAAACGCTATCAAGCAATGGGCTGATAGCTTGCATCCCTGATGTATCAAACAAGGTCTTCAATGTCGCGGCCTTCTCGGCTTGTGGCATATCCTTAATTGCCTCGTTTACCTCGGTCAAAATCTGCTTGAATGGTTTCATGTTACCAGCAGCGTCTGTGTAACTGATACCAAGATTATTCATCAATTTCTGCGCTTTTTCAGATGGCGCTGCCATCTTCAACATAGCATGGTTCAAGTCTTGTGACGCTTGTGCTGCTGACATACCTGTGTTCGTGATCAGACCGATTGCAGTAGATGCATCTTTCATGTCAACACCCATCAACCGAGAAGAACTTGCCACGTTCGACAAGGCTTGTTCCATGTTTTCTATTGAGGCATTTGACACGTTTGCTGTTTGAGTAAGCACCGCTGCAGCTTGTTCTGCAGAGCCAATACTATCGCCCCAAACGTTCATAGATTGTTGCACAACTCCAGCAGTTGTAATCAAGTCAGCACCAGAGGCGGTTGCTGCTTGTGCAATTGCTGGGAATACTTTTTTAATAGTTTCAAGGCTTGCCCCGTTTTGGGCCATTGTAATCATTGCATTCGCTGCATCTTGTGCAGACAATGGCAAGTCTTTACCCATCCTATTGGCAACATCGGCAAGTCCTGCGATGTCTTTGGATGTCCCCCCCGCTACAATTGCAGCCTTGTTGAGTGATGCTTCAAAGTCTCCGAAGCCTTTAACTGCTTTCACACCCATCGCAGTTGTTGCTGCTCCTGCAATCGTCATGCCCTTGCCGACTTTCTCAAATGATCCAAAGATGTTAGATCCAGCTTTCCCAGCTTTCTGTGTGAGATTTTCGACTGCAGAGCCTGCTTTTTGCATTGCGGCAAAATATCCTGCATCAGTGGCTTTCAGCACTGCTTCGACTTTAAAGGACTTATCAGCCATCTATACCTCCTTCCTTTCGCCTCTTCTGAAGCCTTTTGGCTATCTCGATCAGTTCTTGATTGACCGCAGGGCCTTGTGATCTATTCAAGACTATTCTGCGTCGTTCTTCTTCGTCGTAGAAGTCTTCAAACTTCTCGAAAATGTATTTACCATCTTTCTTCATGGCTTGTGCTTGCCGAATCTGAAAAGCGAGTAAATACACTCTCTTTTCTTCATCCAACATCTGCATGTCTCTTGCACGCTGTCTGATATTAAACTCTTTCAGCGTCATGCGTTGAGCAGTCACATAGTCTGTGATGCCAAAGAAAGCAAAGATAGTAGCCATCAAGTCTTCATAAGTCTGTTCAGAAGTGAGTTCGACCGTGGTTTTCTTTAGGCTTGTTCCACCGCTTCCACGATCGCCATCGTTGTCTTCTTGGTCAGTTTTGAGGTCTTGAAACATGTTAAAAAATCATCGAAGACAACATCGAGATCATCTTGCTCTTCAAGCCATTTCTCAATATCCTTTTCAGATAATTTGCTCCGATTCGTGATAGTTGCGGCCTGAATGATGTCAACCAAGATCACAGGGTTTCCATCCAAGAGATACACAACCGCAGAACGGACACCAGCTCCGAACTTCATTCCATTCACGCTAGAGCAGAACTTCTTATCAAGTTCACGGATAAATGCGATACCAAAAGATAATTCGTGTTCACGTTCGTTAATTGTCAATGTTTTCATTATGATTTTTCCTTTTCTTTGTGTTTTTTAGTAAAAATAAAAGAGGGCTTTCGCCCTCGTATCAATTAATACTTACCCGATAGCAGTTGTGTCAGTAAATGCATAAAGCACTTCTGCTTCTTGTTCTGCAGTAAGTGTCGCATATCCTGCCACTGGTTTACCGTCGATAGCCATTTCAGTTGACAAAGTGATGAGATCCTCCACGTTCGCAGGAACTTCCCACTTGCTGAGTTTACCAATAGCATACAATGCTGGGTATTTAGCACCTTGTTTTTCGCCCTTGAGGTCGATGTCCCATACTTCCAACTCATAACCTTCGATTACAGAGTTTTTAAGCATGTTATTCAATTCGTCACGAGACGCAACCGCTTCGATTGAGAGTGTAACTTCCAATCCACCAGCAGCAGAAATAGCACCATCTTTTGTTTTTGTGCTGTCTGTTTTGCGTTCGTATTCCCATTTGTGTTCTGTTTGCAAAGCAAGTTTTGCTGCAGCAGTCTTGTCGCCTTTTTTGCGGAACATCAAAATCCGATCTTTACCTTTTTGTGGTTCTAATACCATTTAGTTTTTCCTTTCGCTCAAACAAATTTAAATTCCATGTCAATGACTGCATGAAAAAGAGTTTCTTCTGTGCTGTTGTCTTTAATGATTTGACTATTACTAGAGAGGCCCATTGACCAGCTTCTGTTCTCGATGCGATTGATCTTGCTTAATTCGTTTTGGATCTTGTAGATCATGTCTGATAATCGTCTGCGATTGTTGATGTCGTCCCAGACATGCACTCTCGTACTTACTAGACCAATCAATCCTGATTTGGTAGGATTTGGCATCAAATGCGTATCACCCATCACGCAGAATGGATATTTTGCAGACATGTCTGGTAAGGCAAGATAAATATCATAGCCAAGCGAAGAAATACGCTTGTAAATCTCGTCAAATAATTGTTGATCTGGCTGTTTCATTTACCTGTCATCCCTTTCTCTAAATCTGCAACAAACTCTGGAATAGTTTCTTCCAGTGCTGGCCCCATGTACGGTTGAGCTTCCATCTTGCGTGTCCCTACTTCTGGATAACCAGAATAATCCGTATTCGCTTTGACTTTTGCCTCGTCACTACCTACGGTTAAGAAAATATTCTCCCTTGTAGCACCCGTGGAATATCCACGAGTAAAGACAGCATTTCTTACTGCTCGTCTGTGCAAGCGTGAGCCATGATCTTTCAAAACCTCGTGTGCATCAAATTTAACCGCTTGTTCAAAAAAGAGGGTTGCCCCTCCGTCATTAATATCAATGTCGAACATTAACCCATCACCTCGGCTACATACAAGACCGTAGAGCGTCTCTCTGGAGTCTTTCGACTGATAACCTTATAGCGTTTACCAGAGATGATAACGGACGATATAGGGCCTTTTATAACGTGGTTAAAACGTAATATTTTGGCATCTACATCGACTTTATCAAGCAGTTTAACTTTCAATTCCAGCCCTAATTCGGAAATGAAGCAAGGCAATACCTTTTTAGTAGGCTCTGCGTTGCTCATTCGTCCTAATTCTGGGTCATATTTAGGTTTTCCAGCCTGAAATATGAGTTCGACACGTTCGCTTTCTCTCATAGCATCTTAAATCCTCGATTTTCAAGGATAGATGGGTACTCACGTTTCAAGATCTTGTTAAATCGAGCAAAATCATCTTGATTAAATTCAAGAGTTAAACCTTCGAGTGTCTTTTTAGAGTAGCCCTCCGACCCAATGCGGTTAAATCGTTCGATCATGATTTCGACAATCATGTAATCAAACTTGTCTGGCACTCCAAAATCTCCAGTATAGGCAGTGAAATGCTGGGTTGTCATCTCCTCGATTAAACCAAGCATTTTATCCTGCAAGTCGTCCTCGATATTCAACAGCACTTTTACTTTATCGATGTACGACATAATCAAATCATCCTTTCAATGCTTCGACCAATTCAGCTTTTGCAAGCGTAGAATAGCCTTCAACACCAGTTTCTTTCGCCAAAGTTTTTAAGTCTTTTAGCGTCATATCTTCCAAAGCGACATCTTCAACCGTTTCTGGTTCGACTGGTTCACTTTGTTGATAGTGATAACGTAGTAGCATGCTCACGTTGTCACCCCCTTTTAAAATTACGATTCACCGAATTTGACAACTCGTGATGGATCATAGAGATATGTCCCATAGTGCTTGTCTGCAGTGATGACAGTTGCTTTCTTCAAAATGTCACGGTCAGTCTCAACCATCACATCACGTTTCAATGCAATGACGAATGCACCATACTTGTTCACATCGTCTGTGTCAGTAGCATCAGCAGAGACTTTCACGAGGAAGCCTTTACCTTTTTCTACTTTGTTAGTACGAACGATTTGAACACCAAGAACTTCACCAAATGTTCCGTTCACGATTGTTTCTGCACCGAGTTCTGACCCTTTAGTCCAGTTTTGAGCAGCATCTTTACGAAGAGCAGCAGCGTCTGCAGGGTTAAGCAATGCAACATAAGAAGCATCGTCTTCATCTGAGAAGATATCGAGTGCTTTTTGCAAGTTGTCAACAGTAGTTGCTGTTTCTGCTACTTTTTGGACTGCGCCTTTCGCAGCTTCTACAAGATCATTATCAATTTTGTTAGCAAGGGCAAGAGATGCTTGATATACTGCTTGTCCGATTGGATCTCCAAAACCAGAAAGAAGGGCTTCGTCTGTGATTTCAAAACCTTTAGCAGCTTTCTTGATGGTCATCTTAGATTTTTTGGTAGTAAGTTGGTCAAGTGTGATTGCAACACCTTCTGCAACTTCTGCTGCGTCTCCTGCATATTCCCATTTAGGGACTGTGATCTCGTCACCAGCTTGTCCGACAAGTGTGTTGTCGACAAACGCAAGTGGTGTGAATTTGATTAGTTTAGGCAATTTAGCTGATACCATGTCAGCCATGACTTCTGGCACTACCATAGTAGCTTTTTGAGTGATTCCTTGTGGCATAAAAAATTATCCTTTCAATTGGTTATATAATTCGGGATTCGTTTGGAATAATTCGTTTCGGCTTTGATAACCCATTTTTCGGAATTGTTCCTTGGTGATCCCTTGACCAGTTTCTTCTTGCTTGGTTGGCGTCTTACCAACTAGCATTGTTTGTACTTTTGCGTCTGCAAGAGTATTCACGAGACCAATGAGCGACTGCACTGACTGTTGTGTGTCTTCTGCGTTATTGCGCACAACAAAGTCAAGCACGGTTTCATCGGCTGTAATTCCAGCTTCAAATAGCATCTTAGAAGCCTCTTTTTCGAGACCATTGCGATTGAGTTGCGCTTCCAACTCGGCAATTCGTTCAGCTTGTTTTTTAGCTTCATACTCTGCCTTCTGTTCAGCGTTCATCTTGCGCAACTTCTCAGCTTCTTTCTCAGCTTTTTCAGCTTCTTCTTTCCACTTAGCAAATTTCTTGTTGATGATCTTATCAACATCTGCGTCCGTGTACTTCTTTTCGTCTTTCGGTTCTTCTTGATGTTCTTCTGGTTCGGCCGTTACCTTTTCAACATCTTCAACCGTTTCGACTACTTCTGTTTCTTTGTTCATGTGAACCTCCTATTTTTAAAGTCGTCCCCGACTGTGTTGTGTTCCATAGCTTTTATCGTCTTCAATGCTTGGACAAAATAAAAACCAGCCTTTTCGACTGGTTGGTTATGCGATAAAATAGCAGTCTATTCCTGCAAGTCAAGATATTGGATCACCTCTCAATCTCTGTTTTTGCGTTTAACTTCATCAATCCCTGACAGTAGGCCGATTGTCATTGCATATCCAAATAAGAGGATAAGAAACAAACAGACAACCCCTGCAGTGACTGATACGATGTTCCAGATATTCAAGGTCATTTCTCTCTTTCTGCATTTTTTGACAACAAAAAAAGCCGTATTACTACGACTTTTCATATATTTAATAAGCGTATCCCGCTTCTTTCTTCATGGCATCAAATTCGTGTTTCAATTTTTCATCCGTAAGGTAACGCTCAGCCAGAGGGCCAAATGCAAACCCTTTTGGGTTTGTTAAGATCTCAATAACTTCTGTTCGATCTTCTGCAGTTGGTTCATTTGGAAAAGACATCCACTTATAAAAAGAATCTAAAAGGATTTCGACAACAAAACCTTTTCTTTCTTTATCGACCAATGCGCTTCGGCCATCTTCAAGAGTGACCAATATATTATTTTTTGATTCATCGACACCGATGATTTTATTCAATTTCAACAAATTGATCACCTTCTTTCACATACAATTTAATACCAAATTCCCTCAATGACTGAATTTGTTTGTCACTTGGTTTGTCTTTTGTAAAGTACATGCTGGATATATCAGACATTCCTACTTCACCATGATATTGAGTCTCTAAATAACGAACACCAAGAGCCTTGCTTGCCTCTTCTGGCGTTTTTATGTTTCCAGCTTTTAACAAATCCACTGTTTCTTTTAGTAACTCTTTATCAATACCAACCAAATTCGGTCTATTTGGATTGTCTGCAACAAGTTCTTGATAGACTGCAGGGCCAAGGCTGTTGTTTACTGTGAATGTTGTCTTGCCAGCCATTTTATCTTTTGCAAAGTGGATGATAACATCCCCATATTGACCAACACCACCCCAGCTCGTCGAGTTGTGGACAAAGTCTTTGTAAGCGTCCTTATTACCAAAATAGCCATACTTTTCAAATTCAGACTTCTTCAAGCGTTTGCCAGACAAACCAAACAATTGATTTGTGGCTTGCCTTCTGTACTTCGTGTTGACAGTCCCACCGCTTGTACCAGTCTCAAACTGATTCATGAATCTACCAGATTCTATCAGTTTGTCAATGTTTGCAGACTTAAAGCGCATAGAATATGCACTATTACTGATCACCTCTTTCAGCACGTTGCGAGAAAGTTCAATTTCTTCTGGTGTCAGTCTGCTTTCTATGTGATTATTATACCACTTTTTAGCGTTGTCAACAAAATTTTGTAATGTTTTTTGTGCTAAATCTAAACCTTTTCCAAAAGAATCTCCGAAGCTGTGAGTTTCCTCTTTTTCCGCTTTATCAACAGCTTTAGTTTGTTGTTTAACTTTCTCACTAATGCCAGAATAATGAGCAGCAACACTACACCGACAAAATGGATGCATCGGAGCACAATTGCGTCCAGATTCCATTTCAGATACCTTGAAGATTTTCCCGTCAAACGGAGCGCATATCTTGCAAGCACTCGGTTCTGCTATGTACTCGTATTCTTCATAATCTTGTGACTCAAGACTATCTTTTTGCGCTGCCATCGCCACCCTTGAACCCTCTGTCACTGCCAAGCGTTTTGCTTGATAGGCAGATACACCAAATTCTTTGCGTAGTTTTGGAATGATCTGTGTTGGATTCTTTCCGAGAATGAGCAAGTCTGCGGTTGCTTTCTTGACTATTTCTCGAAGAGCATTTTGGCGCTCCCAGATACGACTTGACCAAGTTGCACCGTTGAAGTTGCGATCTATAGCCTGATTCATCGCAGTCGATAGTGTAGAGCTTTCTGTGACTCCCAAAATACCAGCTTGGCTTCTTAGCCCTTGCAAGTATTCTTCTTTCAAGAACTTCTCAGTCTTCTTCTCTTCTTCGTTTGCGAGGGCAATCATCTGCAAGTCAAGCTCTTGTTTCAATGCTTCGAGTCTTGACACTCGCATCTTGAGGTTGTAGATAGCCAACTCTCTGTTAGCTATCACACCAAAGTCTTTCTCTTCAACATATCGTTTGGCCTTTTCGGCGAAAGCAGCAACATCCATCGAATCAAGTCTTGCGATAACCTCTGCATAAGGAATATCTCCATTTCTTGCAGCGTACCGACCAACAAATGTCCTGATTTCCTTCTCAATCTCGTTGAAATAGTAATCATGCATCTTTTTTAATTCAGTAGCATAATCTTCATCACGCTTGATTGCTGCACGTTGCTCCAACTCTATTCGGTTGCGCCAGTAATCATTCTGTCTGACGGTCTCTGTCATCCTCTACACCGTCCTTTTCTTCGTTGCCTTCTTCTGCATCCTTGTTGATTGCAAGATCGCTCATACGCTCATTCAGAGCCATTTGCTGATACAGTGCGCTATCTTTCTTGCTCTCTTCTTCCATACGCTCCAATTCTTCTTTTGGATCTTGGACGATAGACAAGACAGAAAGTTTCGTTTCGTCTGACACTTGGCCATTTAATTGACTTACGATTTGCGCTTCTTCTAGCGTGTTCTTAGGCACATTACGAGTAAACTTGTAATTAAGTTCAGACCATGCATCTGCTGGCACTTGCGTAGTTGGCACTGACAAGACAACCTCATACAAGCGATTGAATCCAGACTGCATTTTGCGGTCTTTTGATTTAGCGAGATTGTCCATTGCTTGTAACTTGTATGCAAGAGCTGTACCAGAGCTATTGCCAAAGTCTTTATCTGATAGATTGGCAACCATCGAGATATTGAAGATTGCATCACGCAACAACACGATAAGATTCTCTTGCGTCTGGTCTGCGTTTGGCTTCTGTAAAAAGTCAACATCTAACTGACTGCCACTTTCGCCCCACAGATTAAATACACGATTATCACGGATGCTTGAACTTACTTCGTCATCTAACTCCATGCCAATGATCTTCAAGTAAGCATCTGCGAAGTAATCGACATCATTCGCTTTTTCACTCACTGCTTTATTAAGTGCGTCAAGTAATGTCTTCACACTCTCGAAGATTCCACGACGCTCTTCATTCTCAATCACTTCGATGATCGGCAACTTAGAATAGATGTGATTTGTCCGTTCGCCAAAGCTCACATCACCAGCATTATCAAGCGTGAAATAGATTGTTTCTGTGTCGGTAACAACCTCACCAGTGCCAGCACCCGTCTCTTCGTCGATCATGTACCGTACAGCGAATTTAGGACGCTCTGCAACAGAGTTATCATGCACAATCAGCATATTCATCGGGCTGTTGTAAGTCGCTCTAGTGTTTGCATCTTCGTCTTGATACACATACCAAAAAGCATGTCCAAAGATATCAACTAACTTGGAAAGTTCACTCTCGCTGTCTTCCATATCGTTAAATTTTCTAAAATCGTTGACATAATCACTAATCACTTGATCGTCATGTGATACAGTGGCTGGAATACCGATAAAATAACCGTTGAACATGTCCACGATGTATTTTGCATAATTGACAACTAGACGATTGTCGGGCTTCCATGCGTCTTTGGCTCTTACATGTAAGATCTTGTGATCTGATAAGTATAAGTTTTCGTTTTCTCGGTAAATTGGCACGAGTTTACTCAAATGCAAGCGAATTGCTTCTGTCACAATTTGCGCAGTCACTTCTGTGTCTACTGGTACAGTGAGCAGTCGCTTGTTGTTTATTCTAACTTTGGACAATTAAAAGCCCCCTTTAAATGTTTTAATTTTTGATTTAGTAATCTTGTCTTGGATCGCATACCTTATCGCATCTAGACAGTGGTTGTAGGAATCTACAGGCTCGTTGATGTATTCATTCGTGGCCTTGTCCTTTTTCCATGTGTAGTTTTCCAATTCTTCTATGGTCTTCACACATCTTTCGTCTACAATCCACTCATACTGTAGAAGGTACTGGATTCCTTGCATGACCGAACCAGCACCCTTCTTGACATCGATAACTCGACTGATACCAAGGTTGCGAAGCTCTTGGTTCGATTTCTTTTCAGCCGAATCGGCTCGAATTTGCTCTTTCGCATATCCGAGGGCGGTAATACTCTCTGCGATCTTGTCATTTGTCAAACCTTTCTTCACATATTCCTCGACAACGTACAACCTTTTACGGTCATCGTCTATCTTCACATGCATAAATGCGCTTGGGTCGTTAATAAACCCATAGTCAAGTCCGAAATAAGACGTAATATGCCTTAAATCGTCTTTTTTCAGCAGCGCTTTTGTATATTTTGGGAAAACCAACTTGTCGAGAGTCGCAAACTCGCCCAAAGCGTAAATTTTGTAGTACGCTTCATTGCGATTGGCTAATTCTTCGATGTTTTCTCTTGTGAGAGCATCTAAAAAGCGGTTGTCCTTGTATGTTGTCTGGTAAACGACAGTATTTTTTGGCTTTTTGACGAAAAATGCATTATAAACCCAATTTGCTTTGGAAACAGGGTTGAACATCAAGTATATTTGCTTTTGTTTGTGCGCTTTATCCCGCAAACGCAGTGTGAGCTGTGTGTAGTCGTCAAGAGTAAACTCGGACGCTTCTTCCATGACCACATCAGAGATGCCTTTGATGGATTTTATTTTCTCAGGATTCAATTATGTTACGGCAACTCGCTACGTTGCCTCTATATATTTCTATATAGTTCAGACTATATCATGTGTATATTTCTATACACCCTCCCGCTTCGGCTCGCTTGAGCCTACTCTACTCCATTAAAAAAACACCCTTAACGGATGTTTTTTCTGTTTCGATAGTCGTTACACTTTTTAATCTTATTTGTACTTCCATTTGTACCCGCAGGAAGTTCCATTTCTTTGGATAGAACGTAGTATTTTTCCTTGGGTGACACCAAAGTGTCTGCAAGCTTCTGACTCACTTTTAAATTCATTGATAACTTCAAGCGTATCTTTATCTAATTGATATACTGGTTTCTCTGTTTTTATCAATTTGTTTTTAAAAGCGTGTTGAATATTTTCTTTCTTGCTAACCCATTCCAAATTTTCTACGTTATTATTTTTTCTGTCTCCGTCTTTGTGATTCACTTCTGGAAGATTATCTTTATTCTCTATGAACGCTTCTGCAACGAGTCTGTGAATGTATTTTCTATAGTGTTTTCCATTCACCGAAAAAGCAACATAATAATTGTTTTTACTATTGCTTTTATTTTTCGTTTCTTCATGTATTTTTAAGATGCGTTCTTTGAATGTCGTTGGTTTATCTTTGCCATTTTTTGTTTTCATAATAACAACACGTTCCAACGATTTAAATCTTCCCTTATTTGAAACTTGATACCAACCTTCAAATCCAGAGACATCTTTCCAAATTTCTGACATGTCATCACCGCCTTTTTATATAATTATACCAAAAAGGCATAGACTTGTCTATAAAAGATTAACTTAGCACGGTATTGCCTTCGACTTGACTCGTTAAGGGTTCCACCGTTTTCAAGAGGTTTTACATGGACAAAATTCTATCCATACCCTTAAAAATAAACTCTGCACCGTTTGGCAGCTCTATACGAAATGCAGACATGTTGATTTTGCACATGTTCAGAATGCCAAAGTATGACAATGTCGCTTGCACATCTGCAAAAACTGAGTCACGAACAGTCGCACCGACTTTTCGAAGCACAAGAATCTTGCGTGGTTTCTTCCAGTCTCTCAATGTCTTGATGACAATCTTTTGAAAAACACCGTGGCTCTTACCAGACGAAGCCCCACCATAATGCACCTCAGTGAACGTGTCATAGTCAAACAGATGATCATAGATGTGTCTGTTGAATACCTTAGACGGGGTGATGTTAAGTCTTATCGTCATCCCAATCACCAACCGTTATTTCAATATTGTGATTGATTTGTTCGACTTCTTGCTTATCTCTCCACTCTTTCATCTTCCTGTTCTTCAACCAGAAGATTTGAGCAGTGATATTTGGCTTGCTGTATTTCTTGACAGTAACCACTTCACCAGCATTCGTTACCGTCTCTTCTTCGTACATAAAACCAACCGCATTTTTAAGGAGCGCATTTTCCACTTGGCGGTCGACAACCTCTTTGCCTTGCTTTAGGGCAGCCGAAAAGTCCGAGTATTTCTTTTTCCATTCTTTAAACGTAGAATAAGCAACACCCATATTTTTTGAAATCTGTTCATCAATCAAGCCATCTCTCGCCCAACCTTCAATCAAGGTTAAACCTTCATCGGTCAACCATTCTGTATATTTCGCCATTCGGTCAACCTCTCTTTCTGGCAAAAATAAAAAAGATCGGTTTAATCCGATCCCGTTGGTATCAATAAGAAAGACAAGGAGCAAGTGACGTGAAAAATCATCGAAATTTTAAATTGGAGATAAAACTTTAAAAAACGCTCAAACCGCTAGAGTAGATGTCTTGCTCTACTTGTCTATGCTACTATAATAGCACTTTCCCATTCCCAAAATGTCCGTTTTTGTGTCATAATTTCATCGCTAAATGTTCGATTCCTGATTTCTTTGCTCGCTGATAAGTCGTGCGTGAACAGTTCAGTTGTCCTGTTGTTTTGATCCAGTTGTATCCGTTAATATAAGTGTATCTCAAAACAGCTCTTTCGAGTGGATCTTCAAGTTGATCGATTGCATTGATCGTCTTCCTGCTTTCGTTCCATAATGTCAGGATCTCACCTTCGATTTTTTCTTTTTCATCGATGATCTTCACGTTTAATTCTTCTGTCTTATTCCCTCGTTTGCTTCCTTTTGGCTCGTCTGAGTAGACTTGTGCTTTTTGTACAAGAGATTCAAGAGCAAAAATCTCCTGCCTTTTGGATTTGATTGTGTCGTCAAGGAATTTAAGGTTATTCAGTCTTTTTTTTACGTTCATCCACCGACTCCATTCAAATCTGCCACCTCTCGAAGCTCTTCTGCTGCTCTTGAATTATATTCGGCATTCAGCTTATTCAAAATAGTGTCCTGCATTTTGTTTCGCTCTTTGAGTGCATCAATCGTTCGCTCGTGTTCTTCCACGACCTTTTTCATCTCGTCTATTCTGTTTTCTAACTTCGCGAGACGAGTGTTGAGGTTGACACAGCAGACAACTAATACAATTACAAGGACTGCGATGTTTAAAATCCCAATTAAATAGTTTTTCATTATTTCTCCTTTCTAGTCTAGCATTACCAGTCGTCTACCTTTTTCTGCACTAGTTCTTTTTTGATACGCTGGTGTATTGTAGAAAGCGATAGTCTTGGCCTTCACACCAAACTTTTCGGCAAGTTCTTTCTTTGTACCAATTTCAAGTAAATCATCTCCCTTATACAGCGCATACACCTTTTCTTTGTTCATTTCCCTTTCCTCTTCGTGATTAACGAATACAGGCTATCCACCCCATTTCTTCCCACGTCTTGTGCCACGCTCTAAAATGAATGCCATCTATCGAATTTTTGTATTTATAATCTTTAATAATCATCACTTCGCCCCCGATTTCTTATCAAAACCTTTTCAACGTTATATAACGTCCCTAAAGTAGTTTGAATCGTCCGTGGAATCTTCGCGTCATGCGCTTTAAGACGTATTTCACCTTTCTCAAAATCCACATAAGCCACTTCGTCAACGTCTATACATTCATCGACTGGCCCATAATTTCCATACGCAGTTACAAATATATGGTCACTCATCCTTCCACCTCCTCGATCTCAATCCCTTCGCAATCAAACACCCATCCGAAGCCGGCTTGTTCAAGTTCTTTGCGGGTGAATTTAGTTTTGCGCAGATCGATTACGGCTGCCCAGAAGATACCATTGTCTGTTTCGCAAAGAAATTGAGGACATTTATTGTAATATGCATTTTTTATCTTCACCCGATACCGCTTCTCTTTCTCGACTGTGTAGCCATCGAGCCATGCACGGGCAAAGTTTTCCATGTTGTCATCTTCTCTAAACCAATAATCCAGTTTTTTCTGGTGTAGGGACATTTCTTCCATTGCACCGAATAAATGGAAATTATCATCTTTACATTCCTCAATCCAATCCGCAACAAACTGCGGGATTGTGACTTTCTGCGGTTCGTCTAGTTGCTTAATATCTCCCCAAAGTTCTTTAAATATATTTGAGCTTTGCAAGTCCATAGCAAGTACTGGATATTTATTTTTGTATTTCTCAATCAACTCTTGTTTATTCATGTTTCCATCCCTTTCCGATAATTGCTCGGTCATACTGTTCTTTATTCACCAAAAATTTACCATACCCACTAACAGTGATACTGTATCGCTCGCCGTCAAACTCTTTTCCAGTAACGATGCCAGCCATATTATCCACATAGTAGATAGTTGCTGACCTCTTGTATTTTAGTCTGTGTATCTCTTTGTGTTGGTAGTAAAGAGCGAATAGCAAGCCTATCATGATTAAATAAATGATGATATCTATTGCCTTCTTCATTTTTCTTCCTCATTCGCTACTACTGCCAACCCGATAGCCCAGATAAGGGCTACCAGATTAGCAATTCCGATGATTGTCCATAAAATTAGTTCCATATTGTCACCATAAAATGCCTTTAAATTTCTTCATTTCCTCTTTGGAGAAATCTTGTTTTAGAGTTACTTCAAATTCTTTAAGGCCAAATCTATCAGAGGATAGTTTACTTGCATTAATGCTTCCAGAGGCGATGTTCTTAGTATTTGGAATGTAAGTTTCAACAATATTTCCTAGGGCAATAAAGGTCTTACCACCATCTGCGCTGAATTTCAAACCTATTGGATAGCTGTTATATAATTTACGACACTTCTTAATCAATCGTTTTCTTGTTTTATTTAAAGACATCTATTCATCTCCTGTCTCCATGATTTCTAATTTGATTTTGTAATTACTTGTGCCAGACTTTCCACCATGCAAGAAACTAACCTCTTTGATAATGTTGTAATTATCGTCTGTCCAAAATTCTGCATCTGTAAGACCATCTAGCAGTGCCTTGCTTGTGGGCGACCAGTTCGGAGGGTCATACTTTCTCAAAGTTGGAGAGAATATGACCACTCGCACCTTGCAAGGTTTGTCCTCGTTAAAAGGTAGTCCGTACCAGTCTCTTAGAGTGTTGTTACCCTCGTATTTTGCTAGTTCCCGTAGAAAGCGTGTGATTTTAGCTTTCTGTTGGAAGTGCAGTCTGTCATTAGCAGAAATCATCTGCTTGCGAGATAGTTCAAAAGTAAGTATGATAGGTTCTTTCATGTTTGCTCCTAATCAAGTGCCACTAGTCGTCTGCCCTTATTATGGCTTGTCCGTTTTGTATAAGATGGTGTGTTGTAGAAAGCAATAGTCTTAGCTTTTACACCAAACTTTTCAGCAAGCTCTTGCTTTGTTCCGATTTCTAACAGTTCATCACCTTTATATAAGGCATATACTTTAGATTTCATCTGTCTACCTCTTAGAATGGTAACGAGTCATCATCAATAACAAATGGATCTGCCTCATTACGTCCAAAGTCTGGCTGGCTATTCCCTTGCGATTGATTACCACGCTCTTTCTGACTTTCCAATAGTTGGAATTGTTCAGCTACAACCTCGGTTACATAGACCCGCTGGCCTTGTTGGTTCTCGTAGTTGCGTGTCTGGATGCGTCCAGTTATACCAATCAAAGCCCCTTTTTTAGCCCAATTCGCTAAGTTTTCTGCTTGTTGTCGCCAAATCACACAGTTGATAAAGTCAGCTTCACGCTCTCCATTTTGGCTCTTGAAATTGCGGTTTACAGCTAAACTGAAAGTTGATACCGCTTGGTTGCTTGGGGTGTAGCGTAATTCTGGATCTTTGGTAAGTCTTCCGACAAGTACGACACTGTTTAACATTTATTAGTTTCCTTTCTAGTCCAGCCCATCATATAGGCTTTTTCCTAACTCTTTTTCAAAATCTTTTTGATTTTTAGGGTCTAGCATTGCTAGATTTGTTACAATTTTTATTTTCGTTTCTCTGCACGGTTGATATCCATATCGTGCATATCTCATAACTCTGTTGAACGTACTCACTGGATATATCATTTCATCATCAATAACCAGTCGTTTTGTGTGCAAGTGTTCAAAAAAATCTTCATGGAAAATTATTTCAAACACTGCCATATAATTTTCTTCGTCAACATTATCATAGTTTTTATAGTAAGCAAATTTTGTTATTGTAAAATCAAATTCAGAAATAACTTGTTTAGGTTTCCCAAACGTGCTTTTTACAAGCTCTAGTCTCACTTTTTCCTTGTTCGAATATACCGACCAAACTTTTTCATTTTCATATACAAATCGCCAATCACTCGGATGTTCTTTCATTTCCTTTTTATAGTAAGAAATAGCTTCCAAGCAATCTGCTTTATTTTCGAAAAAGATATCAACATCTTTCACTCTCTCGTTATTGAAAATATTTTTAAAACATCCACCAGCGATATATCCTTTATGACCTATTAATAATTTATCTAGCCACCACAACTGTCTGTAGTTGTATGTGTCAGCAACTTTAAAAGCCATCTTTTATCCTTTCAATTTCCCTAATAGCATTTCTGCTTGTTCTACTTGTGATTGCTTAATCTGCTTGTAGTCTGCTACGTTCAAATGTTGCAAGAACCATTTAGCGATTGAGCCGTCTTCTTTTTCTTTGGCTTCTGCGATAGTGGCAACTTCTTTCAAGTAGCGGTTTGCTAGTTCTACTGAAATTACTGGATCACTAGCCTTTTTAGCCGGTTGCTTTTTTGCTTGCGTGGCCTCGTTGCCATCATCGTCTTGATCGCTAGTGATACCAAAGATAGCAGATAGGGCATAGCGTTTTGCATAAGTGATAGCCGATCCGATTGATTGAGGGTCATTTTTGACTGGCTTCATTTTGATTGGGTCATACTCAATCCATTCACCAGAGTTGTGCATAACTAACGTGCCTACTGTCACATTCCCAGCTTCATCGCTTGATGGGAATTGTGTAAATGATAACCCGTTCTTACTTGCAGACTCCGTGATTGCTTCTACTACATTTTCAAGCGGTACATACTTACTCTTAAAAAATGGATTGTTTGCATCTTTTAAAGGTTGCTTCATTTCTTGTTGAGTTTTGGCAAAAGCCTTGCTAAACTCGATTAGTGTTTCTGATTTTTTCATGTCGTCTCCTTAACGAATGTTCAAGTTCTTGCGTTCTACTAATTCAGCACCTAAAATTTCAAGCCCGTTTTTCAAGTCTTCTTTCAAGCGCTTCTTATTAGCTTTCCACGTTGCGACTTTGTAGGCTTCTGGAAGGAGAAAGTCATCTACTTCCACGGCTTCTGATTTTCTGAATGACACCTTGAATAGTGTTGTATCAACTTTCTCATGTCCAGTTAACTCCATGCTAGTAGCTAGATCTGTCTTCATTCGTTCTTTCTTTGACTTATCAGCATCATTCAATTTTTTCAAACGGTCAATTTCGTTTTTCCGTGCTTCGATATCTGCATCTAGGTTTTTCATGACCTTAATGTAGTTTTCTACTTTGTTCTCGTAGTCCTCGTTCCAGTCGATACTCTCTAACGTGTCTAGTTTAGTTTCATCGTCCATGTCCATGTCATAGATTTGTTGGTAAACTCCAGTTAGTTCATATAGTGTTGCCATTGTATTCTCCTTTTAAAATTTCATCTTCCACCCACTGGTCATATATCGCATCTTCATCCTCATAAGGCTCTTGATATGCTTTGGGTGGTGTACTTAGCCATGTATCATAATCAAACATCATTCATTCTCCCGATATATCACTGACTTATAGAGTTCCAGTAGTTCATCCATCTTTTTAATTTTCTTTCTGGCTTCTTTGATCGTGTCGATATTCCATCTGTTGATAAGATTATGATGTTCATTGATGCGCTTATCGTTCAATTCCTCATGTAGCTTGAATACTTCGGTCTCATATTTCAACCGACTAGCCATTTTCAAATGCTCTAAGCGTGTAGCTTGTGCATCTGTTAAGTAAGGCTTTATTGCCTCGTGCATTGCTTCAATCGTCATATCGCACCTCTTAGCAAGTTTTAAAATCGTTATCGCTCACCGAATACTTGCGATATTCTGCCAAGTCGTCCCACACACTGGACTTGATTTCTTGTTCATAGCCTTTTTGAATTTCAAGCAATTCATTGATTTTAGTTTGTTTGCGTTGCTCTTTTTCTTTTTTCTTCACATCGAAGTAGCAAGTCACGAAGCCTGCTATGAAGAAAATAACTGCGATTAACCCAGCCCCTAGCAACTGGCTTGTTAATGATGGTTCTAACATTCTTACATCTCCCTGTTAATTCGTCTGATAGCGTTGTAATAACCGCTATCCTTTGGGATAATGTATCCCGTCAAGTCTTCTAACTGGCTACCATCTGCCATCACATTAATGATGCGTGGTTTCCATTGATTTTTAGTTTTAGTCATGTTATAATCCTATTAGATATAATTTCTTTTGCCTTTTTAGTAAGTTCCAGTTACTAAAGGGCTTTTTTATTTTTCCAAAATTCTTCAAGATCAATAGACTGAATAATTGATAAGTTCTTCTGCTCGGTCAATATTTGTCGCTTGTAAGGCCCTAAGCCTTCATTGCGTTCTTCTTCATTCCGTGGGATATAATATCCATTCGGATTGAATTTCTTAGCTACAATAGGTACTCTAAAATTTACCCGTAGACTTTCTACCACGTTTTCAAGTTGTCGCTTGCTCATTCCTAACCGTCCTCTGATATGATGAGCTGGGATAGGTTCTTCACAAGTGCCAGATAAAATCTGACTGAATACATTCGACTCAATGATTGTCATATCTCGACTAACTGTCATATACGCTCCTTCCTAACTCAATGCACATAGCATCAAGTCTTTAATTTTCTTTTCTGCAACTACTGGATCACTTGCCAGTAGTTTTTCTTTTAGCAACTCTGATAGCGGGTAAAACATCCGCTCAAAGAGTTTGATGTCTTCTTCAATCAAAATGGTAGCTTCCTCCTATCTTCTGCACTGTCGGGATATTTGAAATACAAGTCACGTCCACCTTTCGTTATGCGACTGACTAGGCCAGTCTCAAAAAGTGATTTCATCTCTGACCCTACTAAGTTAGTAGTGATGATTGTCTTGTCTCGTTCGTCTAACAAGCTATATAGAAAATCTTGCTTCCACTGTGCATTGTCAGACCGTCCTAAGTCATCTAAGACCAGATAATCAACCTTTTTCAGTAGTTCCAACCATTCATTGCTGGTCATTCCCTCTTTTCGACTAAAAGAGTTTTGAATTTTGATAAACAAGGCTGGCAAGTTGATAAATAAAATGCTTTTAGGTTGCTTATTCGCTTTCCAGTCGGCATTTAATTTACTTGCTACTGCCATGGCCAGATGCGACTTGCCTCGCCCAGCTTTGCCCATGATAAGGGCATTACCCTTTCCATCGTGCAAGTAGTGAGACACTAGCCGTAGAGCGTAGTTTTTTGCTTTCTGGTCAATCTCGTTAGATACCGTAAAGTTTTTAAAACTCGCTTCTTTTAGCCCGCTTGGAATGATGCTATTCTTATCTAGCACATAGTAGGTAGTGCGTAGTGTCGTAGCAATTTCTGCTTGGCCTATCTTTTGTTTTTCCTCCTTTTCCATTTTTTCCCTCTGACACTCTGGGCAGAAAGTTCTATTTCTTTCTTCCTTGAGTGGGATGTCGTCATTTAGAGACCATTTGAAACATTGATGTATTTCGCAAGTCTCTTGTTCGTTGATGTGATAGACAAGCGGTAAGTCCATAGGCTACTCCTCCCCGTCTTCTTCCCAAGGTAGTAAGTCAGTGTAAGGGCTGAATACCGGGTTCTTAATAGGGTAAGTTCCTGTATGTTCATTCTTGCTCTGTTTTACTTGTCGCTTGCGATCATGCTCCTCAACTTGCTCCAAAGAAGTAAATCCTTCTTTCTTCCAGTTTTCTAAAATTGCTTTTAGATAGTTAAAACTGGTAGAGCCAGCATCTTCCGTCTTTTCTATTGCGTACTGGATCATATCCACTGTCATATTATCCAGCCCGATATAGTCAAGTAGCATTTGAGTATGACGCTCATTGATTTTGATGCTGGAAGATTTGATGATTTGTGAGAATGATTTTGGATTGACGACGTCGTCTATGTTGATGATATTAGTATGGTTATTATTAGTCTTGATATTATTAGTCTTGATTGACTGTAATTTTTCCAGTTCTTGAACTGTAGTTTTTACAGTTCCGGACTGTAGTTTTTCCAGTTCTTGAACTGTAGTTTTTACAGTTCCATTGATGTACAAGCGATTAGGCCTATTAACACCTTGTCTGACCTCTCTTATCAATCCATATTTTTCCAATTCTTTTTTGGAAGAAATAATAGTTTTTTCAGAACAGTTCAGCTTTTCCATCATCTGTTGATTTGTAAAGTACATATACACATCGCCGTTTTTGTCGTACCAGTTATTTTCTAGCGACAAAGACCGTCTGTCGAAGATTAACGCATATACCACTTTAGCCCGTAGGCTCATATCTTTATATTCCGGATCAAATAGCCACTGTGGCAGTTGATAGAATGTATTGTTTTTCACTTCATCTATCTTCACCTTTTCTCCTTTCTAAATAACCACGTTTCGTGGTCTTGGGTCTGAAAAAATTTCGCCAATATCTTTTTCTAAAATATCAGCGATGATAAACATTTCATCAGATTTAAAAGAACGTTGCCCCTTCTCTTTCTGACGGTACGCCGTTTCAGAAATCCCAAGTTTCTGTGCTAATTCTTTCTGTGTAATGCCTTTTTCTTTTCTTAGTTGGTACAAATAAATTTGCACGTTTCTACCTCCTATCTAAGTTCATCCAAGCTGATTTCCAACGCATCAGCTATTTTGCATATGTTCGGCCAAGAAAGGTATTTCACCTTTCCGCTTTTCAAATCAGAAAAGAAACTACGGTTGACTCCAGACATCTTAGATAATTGATAACCATTCAAATTTCTTTCCTGCATTATTCGGTTTAATTGTCCCCACATTTTTACACCTCGAACACTATATGTTGTTAAACAAATATATTTAATTAACAATATGTTGTGCTTTTCTGTTATTTATGTTATAATAATTATTGACTGAGACCTCTCACCGTTTTAGTCAAAATCTAAACAGAAAGGAGGAACAGATATGAGTAACAACTTAGCAAAACGTGACGTTCTACTAACTCATGGAATTATCGCTAAAAATACAGACCATAAATTGATAATCCAAACAGCTGCAGGACAATATATTGGCAAACTTTATAATCCTGATGATTATCCTGAGGTATCTGCGATTATTCAAGCAATAAAAGATTGTCGAGTTTCTGAATACGATGAAAAAAATCCAATAACATTCTTTTTAGTAGATGTTGAGGTTCACAACAATTCCATCGGTGCTCCATTTAAAATGCCATATGTTTGTCTATTTTTAGATCAGATATTGGGTGTTTCGATTGGGAAACTTGAGAACACAACTGAAGAATAGAGTTTTGGTCTATTGTAAAGTCTATCGATTGTCCGATAGGCTTTTTTCTTTCTCCGCTATATGGATATCGTTTTGGTTTCATTTTCTCACCTCCTACTTAATTAAATTTAAAATTACAATCACAATAATCACTCCTACAGCGATTAAACCACCGATTTCCCATCTTTTGTCGTCCATTGCTTTTCTCCGGACAGTATGCTAAACTTAAGTCGTAGGGTTGGGGCTTACGCCCCTCCTACAACTTCGTGTGTGGCTCTTATCTAAATAAGAGTTGAAGTATCACGGCGATTAGTGCTATGATCGCCGCTATCACTGTGGCTCTTGGTTGTGTCAACCAAGGGTCTTTTTTCTTTTGCTTTCGGCTTAGCATACTGTCCTTCCTTTCTTTTTCTTTGGGTTAATTCCTTAACCTTGATTATATTATAGCACACGTTTCGTGGGTCGTCAACACTTTTTTTACTTTTTTGCAAAAAAAGTTTTCTTTTCGTGGGTTTTATGTTATACTTTACTTATAGAAAGATAAAAAGGACTCAATCATGAATAAAGAAGAAATTGCCATTATCATAGGCGAAAATATAAAGCAATATAGACTTCAAAATGGTTGGACTCAACAAGAATTGGGTTCTAAGATAGGGATGAGTAAAAATGCTATTGGAAACTATGAGAAGGGGTTTAGATCTCCTAAAAAGGACACAATGTTCGACTTAGCGAATGCTTTTAACATTTCAATTGATGACCTTTTTCCTCCTGTTCAAAAATACTCTTCTTCTAATACTTCCTCAATCCAGACCATCTACGACCAGTTACACCAGCCAAGGCAGGAAAAAGTCCTGACCTATGCAGAGAGGCAACTGGATGAGCAGAGAGATGAAGAAAAAGCTCAACCAGACGAAGTATCGAAGGTTATTCAACTTTATAATTACGACTACTACGACCACCCAGCTTCTGCAGGTACAGGCCAATATTTGAACGATGTACGAGTGGAACAGATTGAATTGCCAGTAGATATCGATGCCGACTTTGTTATTCCCATTAAAGGGGATTCCATGGAACCTGACTATCACGATGGCGATCTGGTATTTATTCAAACAAGTGTTGAGTTAAATGATGGAGTCATTGGAGTGTTCAACTATAACGGCGATGCTTATATCAAGCAACTTGTTATCGATAAAGACCGGGCATACCTACATAGCCTAAATCCAGCGTACAAAGATATGCCAATCACGCCAGAAACAGACTTCCGAATTATTGGCGAAGTCGTGGATTTTTACAGGGAGGAATAACATGAGTAGCGAAAGCAAGCCGATGGAAGTGATTAGTCACAACCTAGATTGCAAATGCCACAGACGAAGAGAGTGGATTAGGGTCAATGATAAGTGGCATGCTATCGAGTTTTCAGTAGATGACCCAAATGATCCACCTATGACAGAGGAAGAGAAAGCCAATGTGGCCTTAATTCTTCAACAACACTTATCGAAATAAAACCAACCGTTTCCAAAGCGGAAGCGGTTCAAACAAAAAAGCCCCACGCTCTGAAAGTTTGGCGACCATCGAGCGTGAGGTTTGAAAAGATAAAGAAAGGATTTCAAAATGTTCATTTTGAAAGTGGTCTTTCTGTACTCTATTTTATCAAAAATGGAGGGGAAAGACAATGAATAAAGTAGCACTATATGTACGAGTTTCCACTACTTCCCAGTTAGAAGAAGGATACTCAATAGAAGAGCAGAAAGCAAAATTAGAAAGCTACTGCGATATAAAAGATTGGCACGTTTACAAGGTTTATACCGATGGTGGGTTTTCTGGATCAACTACAGCCCGCCCAGCGCTAGAACAATTAGTACAAGATGCCCAGAGCAAGCTATTTGATACCGTGCTAGTGTACAAGCTAGACCGATTGAGTAGAAGCCAGAAAGACACTCTATACTTGATAGAAGATGTATTTTTGAAGAATGATATTGAGTTTGTGAGTTTGCTTGAAAACTTCGACACCTCTACACCATTCGGGCGGGCCGTTATAGGGCTTTTGAGCGTATTCGCTCAACTGGAGAGAGAGCAGATAAAAGAGCGTATGCAACTAGGCAAATTAGGACGGGCTAAGTCTGGCAAGTCTATGCAGTGGGCTAAAACCTCTTATGGATATGACTACAACAAAGAAACTGGATCAATGAGCGTCAATGAATATGAAGCCTTGGCAGTCAAGGAAATATACGCTTCCTATCTATCTGGCATATCAATAACTAAATTGAGGGATAAGATGAATGCCGAATATCCCAAAAAGCCCGCATGGAATTATAGGATAATCAGAAACATACTGGGCAATCCAGTATATTGTGGGTTAAACCAATATAAGGGCCAGACTTTCCAAGGCTCACACAAGGCTATCATCTCATTAGATGATTTTGAGGAAACACAAAAAGAATTAGCAAGGAGGCAACAAACTGCCAAAGATTTGCTAAACCCTCGACCATTCCAAGCTAAATATATGCTATCCGGCCTCGCTCAATGCGGTTACTGCCACGCACCGCTAAAACTTGTGTTAGGACAAAAGAGAAAGGACGGTACACGCACTAAAAGGTACGAATGCTACCAGAGACACCCACGGACTACGAGGGGTGTCACGGTATATAACGACAATCAAAAGTGTGACTCTGGCTACTACTACATGGACATACTAGAGCATTATGTACTAACTCGCATAGCCATGCTGCAGAATGACCCAGAGAAGATACAAGAGCTGTTTTCAGACAGTACAAACCCAGTTATTGACAAACAAGCTATCCAGAAACAGATAGATAGCCTATCGCTTAAATTAAGCAAGTTGAATGATCTATATTTAGATGACCGCATCACACTGGACGAATTAAGAAGCAAGTCGTCCGATTTTATCAAGCAAAGGGCCATACTAGAAGAAGAAATAAAAAAAGCCTCGACTGATAAACAAGTAGGCCAAAGAAAGAAAATTGAAAAGCTGTTAGATGCTAGCAGTGTTTTTGAAATGTCATACGATAACCAGAAAGTCATTGTCAGAGAGTTAATTGAAAAAGTGCAAGTCACGTCTGACAAGATAGTGATCCGCTGGAAAATTTGA